GCCTGCATCACCTATTGTTAATGTAGGTGTTGAACCATTTATTGTAAAAGTATCTGCAACTGTGCTAGCACTAGGTATTAATGCTTTTTTTAATTCACCATCAGTGGCATCTTCTATTAATACATGGTCATTGTCATTATCTAAGGTAACTAAAGTTCTAGCAGAAATAGTGTCATCTGGTATTCCTATTGTGCCTACACTCTTTGCTTGATGAACAACATAAATATTGTTTGTGCCGCTAGGAGGTGCACCAGTAAACGTTAATGTTGTACCACTTAAAGTGTATGCTGAATTAGGATCTTGTCTTACATTACCAACAAATACTTCAATGTCTAATACTGAACCCGGTGCTACATCTAAAGTAAATGCAGTTGTACTTCCATCACCGTTAAACCTCTTGCCTTGAAGAGATTGAAAAGTATTTCTGGTATCTAAAGGTGTACCTATAAAAGCCATTTTACGTTATCTCCATCATTGATATAGCAATGTCCGCTGATCCAGTCGCTGTCAAAGACAACGTATCTGTAGCTTCCATTACCACTTTGTTTCCTGCAAGTAGCTCCAACGTTCCGCCAACAGGAATCGGCGCATTAGTAACTAGCTCAACCGTTTGGTTGGCTTCGTTATTTGCACCTGCTCTGCTAGAGGTATCTGAAGCTAAACTAACCGTAGCAGTAATTTGACCAGTGGTTGTATTACCTACCATAACACCAAGAACTACTGTAGTAGTAGAACCTGCCACGGTGTAGATAACATCAGCACTTGTCACATTTGCCTTGGTTACAAGTTTAAAAGTATTAGCCATTTATCCTCCTATTATAATGTCATCCGAGGGCAATCGCAAGTGCCGTTGGATCTCCAATGTATGTTTTCATTCTAGATAGCGCGGCTTTTCTTTCAGTTCCACCTGCTCCATCGTCTACAATAATTAAATCTGCATCGGCTAAATCAGCACCTATATCAGTTGCTCCATCTATTTCCAATGCTCCTATGTCAACCTTACCTGCTGTAGAAATAGTTGCTAGCTTTGAATCAGCTATTGCCGCACTAGATTTAATATCAGCGTTAACAATATTTGTAATTGTATTATTATCAGAATCTATTGATTTGTTCGTTAATGTTTGTGTTGCCGCTATACCTGCAATCGTATCTGTTGCCGCTGGTAAAGTTAAGGTTACATTACCAGAAAAAGCAGAATGTGCTGGTGCTTGAATAGCCGCGTAGTGAGCGTTTGATGACTCACAATAAAATCTAACTTGTGATTGTGCACCTGTATTTTTTACATCTACAACACCACCAGATACTGTAAGATCATCACCAACTGTAAAGTCAGCATTTGTTGTTAAACCTGTATCAGCAACATGCGTAATATTAATATCTTGATCATCACCAAAATAAATTACTGCACCATCAGCAAGATATAAATCAGAAAATTCTAAAGATGTAGTTCCAAGAGCGGCACCATCAGATGCATCTGGAACGAAAGCAGTTGTTGCTGTAATTGTAGTAGCTTGAAAAGTTCCGTTAGTTGCTAAGCCTGTATCAGCAGTGTGAGTTAAAGTAATATCTTGATCGTCACCGAAATTAATTACGGCACCATCTGCTAAAAATAAATCGGAGAATTCTAATGAACTAGTACCTAATGCGGCACCATCAGATGCGTCAGGCACAAAAGCTGTTGTGGCTGTAATTGTAGTAGCTTGAAAAGTTCCATTTACTGTGAGTCCTGTGTCCGCCGCATGTGTTACTGTTATATCAGAATCAGCACCGAATTTTAAAACAGCCGAATCTGATTTTAATAATAAATCATTACCGACAGTTACGTCATTACTAGCGTCTTCAAAAATTAATTTACTAGCTGGTATTGTACAAAATACATCTTTTGTACCAGAACTAAAATCAACAGCGCTATCACTGTTAGAACTAGATATAACTGTTGTTCTTGCTAAATCAGAACTGTCTCCGTCAAGTGTTCCTAAACCAACTTCAAACTCTGCTTGGTCTTGGTGTGCAATACAATAATAAACTGTATTAGAATTACCAATACCAGCCGCAAAAGTTTCAAAACCAGTTACAGCACCGGCGAGCGAAACAGTGCCCGTACCTGTAGTGGTCGTGGTTTCTTTTACACGGTCATTAATGACTAATGCCATTTGTTTCTCCTACGCTAATCTTAATATAGCGTTACTAGCATCTGCTGTAGGAAACTGTATAGTAAACGTTCCACTCGTAGATGTCTTGTCACCACCAAAATCTAGAACAGCAACTGCTTTATTAGAATCAGAGCTATTATAAATTAAAGCACCTCTAGCTGTAATAGTAGCTGATGTAAAAGATACGTCAGAAAAATCACAGATAGCAGTAGTTCCAGAAGTTGTTGGAGTTACGCTGGTTAAAGTTCCTCCACCGGAGGTATAAGTTCCAGAGTTAGAAACTTCATTAGTTGTGCTAAAAGCGGTTGTTGTTGCATCCAGAGAAGCAGAACTTGTGTACAATGCAATTTTAAAAGTATCACCAGTTGTTGCTGTAAAATTATGCGTTCCAATTAGTAATTCTTGTTTGAAGCTTGTACATACAGCTTGAGTTATAGCCATGTTTTATCCTCCTATGGGTTTCTCGATTGCAAAGGCGTTCTTAACGCTCCCTGCATGTATTCATCTCTTCGGTGTCTTCCTTGTTGCTCAATGACCAACTCTTGAAGCGCCCGTTGATATGATTGTTCGTATGCTTGTAACATATCCGGAGGTCCTTTTAAAAATTTAAAAGCCTCTGCAAGACTTGCGTAAAGTATTAATGCCGGAGCATTATTACCTATCCACGAGGTAGTATTTGTACTAGACAGTCTTGTTGGTAATCTAGTAATACCTAATTCCACGTTATAAGCTAGATCGGGTGTAGGCGCAACATAAATTGTGTTGTGATCCCACCATGCCCAATATCTAGGTGTCCCTGTAGCCGTTCTATCCGGCCAGTATTCGTTCATGTAACTAATGTCTCTTTGTTCTAAATAGTCCCTTGTTGGTGTGCCAGTTGGTGCAAATATTTGCATATATCTAACTGTACCAAGAGATGTAGGTGTAGGTGAACTACCACCCGGTAAAGATAAGAAAGGATTGCTCGCTGTTAGATTTGCTGTCTGATGTGATTTAAATACGTCAATATCAACATCTCTAAATATTCTATTTTCAGCAAACTCAATAAAATCATTTACTATAGTGTCAGATAATACAGAGCTATCCACCTCTGTGTATGCTCTAATCTGTGTAACTAATTCTGAATAACTTACTGTCATGATATACTCACTGTTACTGCACCAACATACGATGCAAAGATTGTTGGTTTTCTATCAACAGGATTCATTGATCCTGTGTTTTCTGTAAAGCCTTTACCACCAAGAAACACTGTCATTGGTTCATTTCTTTTTGGTCTAGCATCATCTAATGATTGTGCATCACTTGCATGTCTTTGTCTTTCAAGCTGTGGGTGTTTTGCTTCAAATTCAGATTTATGAACTAAAGAACCATTCCATTCTTTAATCATTTCTTTATATGGAAAAGCCATACCACTTCTATCAGATATTGCCTGTGCGTATTTACCAGAAGCTTTAGCCATTACATTTTTCCTATTGGTCGTGTCATTTGATTAATAGATACAATTCCACCACTCGCTTTTTTAGTTTTTTTTGTTAGTTGGTTAATTAATGATGTGCCTCCTAAACCTTTGAAACCTCTTTCATCAAGTTGTTGCATTAACATGTTAAAAGATTTCATAAACGGCAACTCTTCAGTAAAACCAACATTAGGCACTTGAAAACCTGTTTTCTTTTGAAAGTCATCAGCAGATATTTCTCCATCGTAGTAAGACATTAAATCTCTATAAATTTTTTCTCTATCGATTTCTTTAGCCATTAAATATAACCTCTCTCTGGTGTAATAAAGAAACTAGAACGTGGTCTATCTTCTTCAGATGCACGTTGCCATTCTTCTTCATACAACTGTTTTAGTAATGCTGTTCTCTCTGGTGCTTTTTTAATAGATACATAGTATGC